TCATGTGCTCTAGCTTGGCGAGTAGAGATTTCAGAGACTAGTCGCCGCAGTGTTGCGGTCTCACTTTGAATCAGTGATTCTATCATTGCAATTCTGACTGATTCAGGTGTGACATATTGTTCTAGATTCGAGTCTCCTTTCATATGGATTTATTTATAAGTTCTAACGTATTCATGGTATAGATTCCTTTCAGGTTGTGTTGATTGTGTTGATTGTGTTGATTGAAAATAAATAAACAGTAAAGCTTTGTTTCAACTAACTTCCAGCAAAAAACGGCTCACGGTCTATATAGACCAATAGACTAACAGCCTGACGACATCATACCCCATGAAATGATGGGGTGTCAAGTGCCTGCCTGTTACCTGACATAGATCATACCATCTGGGCTAACTCTATATATGCCTATACTGCTACTATTTACCTATACCTACATACTGCTGTAACTTACCTCACTATGTGTAATTGTTTCCTCTCCTATATTTAGGGGGCTTTTAAAAATCAAGTATAAAAAGGTATAGGGTATTATATTAGTGCAGTGTATAGGATAGATAATATTGTAAGGTGTGTATAGGATAGGTGATATACTATGTAGTATATAGTTAGGTAAATAATAGGTGTGATATGAGATAAGTTAATTAGGGATAGGGACGCACCAAAATGGTGCATGGAAATAGGGGTGACCCCCTGAACAGTCTATTAGTCTATTAGTCTATTAGTCTATTAGTCAAAGTGCCTAACATCCTGTGACAATGCAACTTAGTGAAGTGAAAACACAATACTATTTACTGACACACATTTCTCTCCTTCGTCTGTATGTACATATAAATTTGTACCATCCCACGCATGCACAATTGCCAGAATCCATTCGGTATCTGCGTTGTTTCTTATGTATCCGATAGCGATATTAGTAGTTTCCATAGCGTGTTACCTCCCTGTGAATGACTGAATGACTGAATGACTGAATATCAATAATAAAGCATCTCATAATGGGGATGCTTTATTGTGGTACTCAGTACAGATTACAGACTACAGACCTAGTTCATCCGGTGTGGCAATTACCGCACCTTGCAATCTTGCCAGCATCTTTTCTTCAAACACTGTGCCAGTCATAACTGCGGCGCACACCATTTCCACCTTTTCCTTAATTTCCGGCTTCGTGAAGGCAGGCCGTTTTGCTGCCAGTTCCAAGAAAGGAATCTTATAATTGCTTGCAATACCTATCATGCGCTGGCCAGATTCAGATTGCCAGAATTCAGTACCAAGCGTAGCTTCTGGCATCCGAGTGCGTGCAAGGAAGTTGGCAATCTCAGCCTTCTTACTTTCAAACCAAACAGTAACAGATTCTTTCGTAACACGAGTATTCTCTGCTTCTGCTCTTGCCAGTTCTGCCAGCATATCAATACTCAGGTCAGCGTCACAAGGACTGCGATTGCTGCCGACATATACTTTCCGCACCATTGCATCTTGCAAGCCAGCAATAAAATCCTTCACCGCTTCCAGCCCTGTAGCATTGCAAATAAAACTCTGCACGAAACCTTCCGAGACTTCCGGCAACTGACAGTATTGGCTTACCTTACCGCTGGCTTTCAATGCTGCATCTTTAATAATAATCCGGCATTCCCGCATCCCGCTGGCAACTGCCATATTCTGCGGAACAGATGCGAGAGCGCTCAGGCTGTAGCTAGTGGCGATGCTTTCAAACTTAGTATTAGTATTCATGATATCGATTCCTTATATGGTGACCGGGTGAAATTACCCGACATTGCCAGCATTCCTACTGGCAATATCTGAGAATCTCATTCTGTCAGTACCCGAGCCATTCTTTGATTACTGCAACATTGCAAGGCAGCATTATTGACTCAACACATACTACACCGTTCATCGTACTTACTTCTTCTACCCACAGTTGGTCACCGTCAAACCAGTGCGCAATGTTATGTGCGCTCAAGATGTTGCTGTAGTTCTGTTTCTGCTGGTTGGTCATTTCAGTATCCTTTCAGGAAAGTGGGCAGGGTCTGTGATACCAATATATAAGCAAGTCTCATGCCAGCATACAACTGCCTGACTCCTCAGTATCTACGGTACTCAACAGCAACCAAAACTGACAATTTACGGCACATGTGACACAAATTGCGTCACTGTATGAAACCCCAGTATCCTACCTGCTACCTACCTCAATTCTCCTATAATTACATAATTACCTGCTTACATAATTACCGGAGGGGTATGGGCCTTTTTGAGCCTGCGCGCGCCAGTATTCTACTGAAGCTTCCCACTTTTTACTAAATTTTTTACAGTTTTGTACCAACACTAACTTAAATAGTACAGAGTGCGATCCCCAGCAATAGTCATATTATTGCCCTGTTATACTGCACCTATACTGAAATCACACGCAGAGGTATCAAGATGAGCAATGCAGTCACTAGCACCGAATCGCGCGCACTGACATTATTAGGCAGCGGTGTACCTCCGGAGTCGGTGGCAGCGGCTCTCGGTGTCAGTGCAAGCAGAATCAGTCAATTACTTAGTGAGCCTGATTTCGCCGCGAAGGTGGCAGAACTCCGATTCAACAACTTACAAAAGCATAATGAACGCGATAGTACGTATGACGTATTAGAAGATGAACTGCTGAAAAAGATGAAAGACTGTCTGCCTTTCATGGTACGTCCGATGGAAATAGCGAAAGTACTGCAGATGATTAATGCTGCAAAGCGCCGTGGTGCATCTGCGCCAGACTCAATTACAGCCCAACAAACAATAGTATCTCTAACAATTCCAGTCTCTATTATTCAAAAATTCCAAACTACAGCGCAGCGCCAAGTTACCCATGCGGGCGATACAGAACTTATCACCATGCAAGCAGGTACGTTACTTAAGGAGGTTGAAGATGACGTTAGTACTAGAAAAAACTCGCAAAGCAGAGCTCTCGCAGCAGCAGCTTGAATCTGCCCAACGTATTGTTGCCGCCAATCGGGCTGCAGCAGCATCTATCTTACTGACTCTGCAAAAACAGATCCAATCTCCTACAACTTCTGTGCGTAAAATCGTATGTCTAGTTTAGTATCCTCTCTAGGGTTCACTCCTACGGAACTCGGAATTGATTCTGCTGATTCTGAAGCGCTAGTGAATCCTAATCCTCTCGAAGAAGCTAGCTTTCAGGCAACTGAGGTAGTGGAACTTGCCCAGAAATCTCTAGATTTTTTGGCTGCATTAGCTATGCCCACCATTTTTACCTATTACTATCCTCCTGTATTCCTCTCTGTTTGGACTTGGTTGATACAATATGTAAATAAACCTCGTGACTTCTCTCAGTTAGCGCTGGGACTGCCGCGCGGATTTGGCAAAACCACACTTATAAAATTATATGTGCTATATTGTATTCTATTCACCAAAAAGAAATTTATTCTGGTGATTTCTAGCACTGCCTCTCTAGCTGAAAACTTTCTTAGTGACGTGGTAGATATGCTAGACGAGCCAAATATCAAGAGAGTGTTCGGTGATTGGCGTATTGGTATGGAAAAAGATACCCAAGCAATTAAAAAGTTCGGATTTCGCGGACGTAATATTATTCTCGCAGGTCTGGGCGCCGGCACCTCACTACGTGGCCTGAACCTTAAGAATGAACGCCCAGATGTAATGATATTTGAAGATATTCAAACTCGCGAATGTGCAGACTCAGCTACGCAGTCTGATGCACTAGAGCGGTGGATGGTCGGCACAGCTATGAAAGCTAAATCGCCTCTAGGATGCCAATACATATTTGTAGCTAACATGTATCCTACCAAATTTAGTATTCTCCGTAAGCTGAAAGCAAATGATACTTGGGTGAAATTCATCGCTGGTGGTATCTTAGCTGATGGTACATCACTATGGGAAGATTTACAGCCGATTGCACAGCTTAAAGCTGAATTCAAAAATGACTTAAGTATGGGTCACCCAGAAATCTTTTATGCAGAAGTTCTGAATGATGAGAATGCCAGTAGTAATTCACTAATCGATCTCAGTAAACTACCGCCACTACCGTACACTGACGGAGATATTCCCCAAGGTAAATTCATTGTAATTGATCCCTCTGCTGCTAAGCACACTACATCTGACAATGTGGCTATCGGCTATTTCGAAGTATACGATTCTCTGCCTGTATTGAAATCCCTAGTTAACGAGAGGCTATCTCCGGGTGATACAATTGCAGCAGCTCTTAAATTAGCTCTCACTCACGATTGCCGACTCATTGCTATTGAATCTGTTGCGTATCAGTCTACACTAGCTTATTGGTTTAATTTCATTTGTCAGCAGCGTGGTATTTACGGAGTGGAAGCTGTGGAAATCTATCCCGGTGGATATAGTAAGAATTCTCGCATACTACAGATGTTTAAGTGTCTCAGTGCTGGTGAGGTATTTGTATCTCCAGAAACGAGAGCAGAAACATTCCTGCAGATCATGCACTTTAATCCTCTGAAGCGAGACAATACAGATGATGTGCTAGACTTGCTGTGTTATGCACCAAAAGTAATTGAGATGTATCAGGAATTTATCTGTTGTTGGCATCCGATGACTCAGCAAGATGGAGCCGCAGTTGAGATATTACCAGCCCACGTCGCCTCACCATTTTAACTAGGAATACAAAACATGGCTTCGAACACCCCAATGATTCTTCCCCAGAAAGCACAAGAAGGCATTGTTCAATATGCTAAGTCTTGTGTTCAATTGCAGCAATCCCAGTATAACATACGTGAGCGCCTTCGCTCCGTTGATCTGGCATACATGCGAGAGCAAGATTACACTGATACTCATAACAAAGCTAAGCTTGCAAATAGCTACGGAGATAAATCGAAATATCAGAACATCACAGTGCCAGTAGTATTACCTCAAGTAGAAGCTGCTGTCACGTATCAATCCTCTGTATTTCTCACTGGCACTCCACTATTCGGCGTATCTAGCACTCCTCAGTATATTGACGAAGCGCTACAGATGGATACGCTAATCGAATCCCAATCCATTCGTGGCAGTTGGGTGCAGCAACTTATGATGTTTTTCCGTGATGGGTTTAAATACAATCTTAGCGCCTTGGAAGTCTCTTGGGAAGCAGAAGTTACTGCAGCACTAGAAACTGATATCACATTCAGCTCTACGCAAGCGAAACCGAAGGAAGTTATTTGGGAAGGAAATACTCTCAA